GCAGTTATACCAGGTTAAGCCAAAGTTAGTGCCATTACTTGTGTCAATCAACGGGAATGAGGTAAGGCTAGTGCAGTCCCGCCAGGTTTGGGTAAAGTTAGTCCCTTTACTCGTGTCAATCAACGGGAACGAATTAAGGCTATTGCAGTTATTCCAGGTTTGGGTAAAGTTAGTCCCTTTACTCGTGTCAATCAACGGGAACGAATTAAGGCTATTGCAGTTATTCCAGGTTTGGCTAAAGTTAGTGCCATTACTTGTGTTAATCAACGGGAATGAATTAAGGCTATTGCAGTTCCGCCAGGTTTGGCTAAAGTTAGTGCCATTACTTGTGTCAATCAACGGGAACGAATTAAGGCTATTGCAGTTATACCAGGTTGTATCAAAGTTAGTCCCTTTGCTTGTATCAATCAACGGGAATGAAGCAAGGCTATTGCAGTTATACCAGGTTAAGCCAAAGTTAGTGCCATTACTTGTGTCAATCAACGGGAATGAATTAAGGCTATTGCAGTTATACCAGGTATAGCCAAAGTAAGTGCCATTACTTGTGTCAATCAACGGGAATGAATTAAGGCTATTGCAGTTATACCAGGTTAAGCCAAAGTAAGTGCCATTACTTGTGTCAATCAACGGGAATGAATTAAGGCTATTGCAGTTATACCAGGTATAGCCAAAGTAAGTGCCATTACTTGTGTCAATCAACGGGAATGAAGCAAGGCTATTGCAGTTCCGCCAGGTTGAGCTAAATTTAGTGATATTACTGGTATTGATGAGCGGGAAGCTGGTAAGCCCTGTGCAGTTTTCCCATACACCTAAATTGTCATTACTACGCCAGGTAGTACCCTCAAACCGGCCAGTACCCAGTACAGTAACTTGACTGAAATCAATTAAAGGGAAAGATGTTAAGGCAGCACAAGATGCCCAAGTAGAGTTAAGGACAGTTGCGCCTCCAAGTTCAAAGCTGGAACTTACTGATGCGAGGTTTGAGCACTCCCTGAAAGCCGTAAATATATTGGCAAACCGCGCATTATCTGTAGCACCTACTCCAGTAATTAGATTTGCGCTAGCGCCTTCATCAAACCAAGGATGGATACCTCCTGCCAGCAGCCCATAGATTGTCACTTGGTACTCTCCTGCAGTAGCGTATGTATGAAGCAAGGCTGAAGAGCTTGATTGTATTGTTTCGTTGCCATCCCCCCAATCCACGGCATAGCTTGACGCAGGCACGGTAATTACGCGAACTGTGAAGTTGTCGGTGAAATCAACTCGGGCTGCCATTGACAGCGTGAAATCCAGATTACCTGGTGTTACCGCTTCAGTGTCAATGTCCAGAATCAAGCTGCTTGTTCTCAGCAAGCCAATTCCTTTGTGCTGATCAATAATGTTGTCATTCATGCTGTCGGCCAGTTACGGGTGTCACAAAGCCAGCGGGTGCCGCCGTCAATGGTGCTGATAACGAACAAGTAGGTTTGACCTGCTGTTAGGTTTGGCAAGATGCCGAATGCGTGGCGCAAGCTCGCAGGGAACGTGAGAGTACCGCTTGTATAGACAATCTGGAGGCTAAAAGAGAATCGACCAACAGCTGGTGGATTGACAAACGTAAAGGTCAGGTTGCCAGCCATGGCTCGGGTGAAATAGTTACCCAGTTGGCAGTTGATTGCAGTACCACTTCCGAGGTCAACAACATTGCCCCTGGCGGAGCCATTCAGGAACAGATCAAAATCGGGGTCATCATCTGCGTTTATCCCTAGCCTGCGCAGCCTCACTTCAGCGGTCGCATCACCAATAAAAGGTAGGTATGGGCCATCATCAGTCAGGAAAGTGGCCCCCCTGATGTCAAGGCTATTTGTGACGGTTAAATTGCCAAATGTTGGATTCGGGTCAAATGCAAGCGGAGCATCCAGCGACCCACCTTCAATGTCATTAACCGCAAGGATCGCCCCAGTCTGAATGTTCTCCAGTCCTCGGGGGGATACCCTGTAACCATCTTCATTTTCTCCGGCGGGTACTACACGGCCCCCTGCGGTGTTGGTGAAGTAGTAAGAAAACCTGTTTTGCGCTGATAGCGGCTTCTGCGCAATAGGCAAGGCTTTGCTATAATTTCCCCATCCAGACCACTCCCAGGTATGGTTGCTGAGACGCAATGTGCTCGGGCGGCGGAACTCCAGCGGCCAATTGGCGCGGCCTGTAGCAGCCCCTCCAGATGGGGCCGTGGGAAAGTCGGTGGCCGAGGTCGGATCAAGCTGCCGATCAGCCTCCACGCGGGGCAGGAGCGCGGTGTGGGCGTTGGCATCGCTGAAGCCCAGCGCCCGCAGGAAGGCATGGAGGCCGAGATAGTCAGGGCCGGAGCGGTATTGATCACGGACAGAGCCGGAGCCAGTGAAAATCGTTCCCCAATTGATTCCCAAAGTGGTGCTGATAACTGCTGTGTCGGTGTCGGTGTCGAATACGATCGGAAAACCCTCGGCGCCAGCAATGCCCTCGGGGATGAAGCCTGATTGCGTGTGGACATGCGTTTGCCCCCACCGGTCTTCTGGCGGTGGAGTGCCTACGGAGTAGCCATCCAGCAGGGCCATCCACTTTTTGTTGGCGTAGGAGACTATCTGCCCAGCCCTGTAATATCCGCCGTTGGCGTAGTTGGCGGCGTAAGAGCCCTGCTGGACAACAACGCGGACGGCTAGGTCAATCCCCGAAAGGAATGTCTTGCTTGAGCTGTAGCAAGTCAGAACTTCAGTTGTGGCATTAAACAGTGCCCCTGCTCCCGTCCTGGACGGGTCAGTTTGCAGGACCAAATTTGTTTCAGGGATGCGGCTGTTGGCAGTATTGCCTAGTACCAATTCAGCGCGGCGTTCGCTTGTGGTCCTGATGTCTACCAGGCGGCGCACATAGACACGTCGCCCAACCATGCCCACGCCATCGGCTGGGAAGTTGTTGCCACCGCCTGTAACAAAGCCGATGGTGTCAGGGGAAGCCGGGTTGAACGGCGATCCATTCAGCGTAGCCCTGACTGGATCAGTGAGATCCGCAGGGGTTTCGCACCATATTTGAGTGCCAGGGGCGAGGCTATAGCCTGACGCCTCAAGTGATGTAATATCAGCCGGCCCCTCCAGTATCAGAACGCCATCGTCAGTAGAAACCTCCGAAACAGTCCCGATAAAGATCCGGCGGATGTTGTTGGTCTTGACTGAAGGCGTCAGCGGTACTGATACTGCACTTGTGTCCCAGTTCTTATCTTGCGGGAAGGCGGCAGACTTATAGCCAGTTGCCAACGCCCCACAACCACCAAACGAGTTGTTTCCGTTAGAGCTGGTGATCTCCCCGCCAGTATCAACAAGGTTGTGGTAGTTGGTGCCAATAGCGAAGATGCTGACTTCCTGAACAAAGCCATCATTGATGCAGGTTATGTGCCGGGAACTACGAGCAAACTTGGCGCGGGTATCATTGGGATCAGCCGCAATCAGGGCGTCGTAATCCGCTGGAGTTACCCAGTTGCTGCCGTTATAAACCTCCCAGGAATTAACGTCGTTCTGTTGGCTCGTATTGGTGAACTGAGCGGTGACAAACGATTTCAGGCCACCCAACTTGGCGCCATCCCAAAGCACTCCGCCACGGCCCCACTGAGAGCGATTGGCGCAGTTCAAGATATAAGGACTTGCCCCCACAACAGTGTCCCATGACAGCTGTGGGTTGCCGGGGAATGGTCCCACGGTTTCGTATTCGGTTGGGCGGGTTACCACCAGCGCCGGGTTCAGATCGGCCACGGTGCCGAACGCTGCTAGGGCCTTGGCGTAGAGGGCATCTAGGGCGGCGGCGCTTGCCGGGCCAGAGCAATAAGCAAGGTGATCGGATTCGTTCTGCCCCAGTTTGTCCTGGAACGTGATCTCACGGAAGTAGGCGCTGGTGGTAACCTGCAGCAATGCCACAGCATTGGAGTAATCGGCAGCCAGGTCAGCAGCCGGCGGCGTCCAGGAGGGTCGGATGACACACTTGCGGTAGTCGTTGCCTGAAATTGACGTGTATCGAGGTGCGATAACGCCCCCACCAGCTGGGTTGAAATTGATCAGATCGGCTTTCGTAGGCGTGTAGCCATCAGTCCAAACCGTGGGCGTACCAGTTGGCGGTTCTGTGTAATAAAGGTGCTGTGCATCAGACAGGCACACACGAACGCAATCAACCTGCGCGGCAGCCGATGCGAACGTGTAGTAACTCCTGGAGGTGATAATGACAGCTTCCAGCAGCGCTCGGTTGATGGTGCGGAATGGCCGGTGCGCGCTGTAGCCGCAGGTCATCTGCTGGTTGCTGATCCTCTTCAGCTTCTGGTCAATGATCTGCTGATCAGTGCCCGTAGTCTCGAAGCTGTTGTAATAGCCAGCTACAAACTGATCACTTCCGATGAACGGGTTGACGTAAAGGGTGAAGGGGGCCTGCAACGGGTCTATCGATTCCCCTGAACCCGGCGCGACGTTCGCATCTCCAACGAGCTGGCGCAGCAGATCCGCCATCGCTGCAAGTTGGGGTTTTGCCCTGGCCTGACCGCTGGGGCCAAAAGCGTTGAGAATCCCCGATGCGGCGTTCGCCAGACTGATCCGGGCCATGACCTGTTGCTGTTGACTTCAGGCTAGGCCAAGCTCGCTATCGCCAAAGGATGGCTCCGATCAGCGACAACAAAGCGGATTCCACCAATGCTGGCAAATTGTCCGCGCACCTTTTTGGTGTCTCCTGTCTGAGTGCTCAGGCGAACATTCGTCAGCAGCACGTCCATTTCATAAAATAAGCACTCTTCCTTGATGAAGCAGACGCCATTGCTGTGTCCGCGGCCGCCATCGGCCACCAGGAAGCGCACGGTGGCCGATGCGCCCTGCTGGGTCAGGAGCTGCAGGTGCAGCATCTTGGCGGCCACTGTGATGCCAGGGGCGTAGGTGTTGGACACCTCGCCCATGAAGCTCCCGGCACCGCTTAATTGGCTGACGGCCACCGATCCAAACGCTTCGCCGATCGCCGCTTGATCCAGGGCCCCGCAATCCGTTTCCAGATCCCAACCGCTCAGATCCGCCATCACCTTCCACCCGCGGGTGTCGGCTTCTGCCGCAGCTTCTTTGACAGAGGCCGGCAAGGCAATCAGGTCGCTGAGCAGTGACTCTCTCCACTCAGGGCGCTCTACGGATGCCGCGGCCTGCAGTAGATCGCTCTGGTAACCGGGTGCAGTGGCAAACACGCTGATCACCATGGCATCAAAGCCGACAGGGAACAGCGGGATTCGACCCAGGGCCTCGCCGTTCACGGCGGGCACCTCCAGGCTGTAGAAGGTGGCCTGCTCCAGGTCATTGCGATGGATGTAGGCGCCCAGCTGGGTGGTCAGGCCGGTGGTGCTGGCATCCTCCCAGAAGGGATCGGCGTCGTCATCGCTCCAGAATGGGCCGGTGTCATCTGTCCGGTGCAGGGTGGCGGGCCCAGCGGGGCCCCCTGCGGTGCCCCAGAAGGTGTGGCCATCCGGGGTGTTGGCATACCCAGTGCCGGAGACATCGAACGGGAGGCCGAGGGGTGAAGAAAGCAGGACGTGATCGCCGTTCCAGAAGCCTTCCGCGTCCATCCTCAGGCGCACGATGGCGCCGGGTGCGGTGATGGCTTCATCAGTGATTAGGACCGGCTCGGGCCAGGTCCGAGAGAACTGGACGGTGCCAATCTCGCCGTCAATGGCCACCGATCAGAACCTCCCGCTCAAATCACCTTGAACAGCGAGCTGCATGGAGCAGTTGATGAGCTCGCGCACTCGCACCGGTGTGCCGAGGCTGACGCTGATCACCTCCATGGTGAAGTCGGCGCGAGTGTTGCCGCGCTGCGTGACGATTCGGAGCGTCTCTACCTCCTCATCATCGTTCCAGATGGAGTTAGCCAGGGCCACCCCTGCGCTGTTGTCCGGGTCGTAGATGAAGGTACAACTGACCTGGCTTTCGCGCAGGCCCTTGGCGGAGGTGGCCGCCTGCTGACCCACTCCAGTGGTGGGGAGGTTGTCCCGGCTGACGCTTACAGACGCATCGGTGAGCTTCCCGACCAGCTGCCCGTTGTAATAGACATCGGACTTGGTGGTATTGCGAACGCCCATCCGTAGCCCTGTCACCCTGCTAAGAGCAAGCTAGGGCCCCGGTGAAGCCTTACGGGCTGTTCTGCAGCCTGGCCTCCAGCATCACGGCCAATGAGCAGCGGCGGCGGTAGGTGAGGGACATCTTCGGGGTAGGAGCTCCCTGGCCGACAGGCCAATACCAGCTCTGCCCGGCGGCCGTGGTCAGGCTTTCAATGAAGGTCACCTCTTCTGGACCGATGCCAGCAAACAGGATCGCCGGCAAGGTGAGCGGCAACACGCCAGACAGGCTGCTGTTGAAGGTGGCCAGGATCAGCTGAGCCGTTGCTGTTCTGATGTTCCCAAACTCAAGATCGAGCTGGGCGCCGCTCGCCACACTGGCCCAGAGCCGTTGATCCTGAATGCCGTTCTCGCTTCCGCTGCTGGTGACCGGATGGCGAGGCATCAGGAACCCAAAGCGGGTGGGTTCGACAGCAGGGAAATCGATCGCCATCAGCCTCGAATCACCCAGGCATCTTCATCGTCCCAATCTAGGGAGATCAGCAGGCGCCCTTCATCATCGGTGGGCATCAGCAGGGCCTCGATCCGCAGGCGGCCGTCATCCGTGGGAGACACCCGCATTACCCGGTAGGTTCGCACCTGGGGCGGCGCGGTGCGGGTCCAGTTGATGCCCACCGGTGAGCCGGTCTTCCCTTGGTCGGTAACGGTGAGGGTTTGGATCGTGGGGCCTGGCAGCGTGATCCCGTCCCATGCCAGCACTTCGTAGGATCCATCCGCCAGTGGTTCGGTGGCGATCAGCGTTCCATCTGCCAACACGGCGCCGTTGGAATAGAGCTCATCGAGCACTTCGTCGTAAGCCACGGCGATATGGTCTTCTGGGCTGATAGGGCGGAGCAGGCCAGAGTAATTTGTCTCGAAGCTGATCGGATCACCCACCAGCCGGCGCCAGCGGATCAAGAACTTCATTGCGTCGAGCAGGTGCCACCGGTTGGTGCAGCTGTCGGTGATGTCGAGCGGCTCGATCGGGTCGCTGTCGCTGCCGGAGGCCTCCCGGATCGTGATCTCTCGCGCTGTGGCAAACATGCCCGGCGCCTGGATGTCATCGTTGGCCCGTTCATCGCGGTAGGCGCCTGAAACCTGGATCGGGCGGCGCTGGTCGTCGTCGCTGGTTGTTGATTTGAAGCTGCCGGGCTTGATGTTCGCCGCCGTGAACAGGTCAACGATTGGCACCGGGTCCCAGGTGATCGCTGGCTTCCAATAGAACTGGCCATTGAGCTCATAGAAGGCGAGCAGATGCAACGGGGCCTGCTCAGCTGCCCACCCTCTCAGGTTCTCTGGGGTGCCCAGGGTGCCATCGAAGAAGTAGCGGCGATCGAAGCACCATTGAGCGGCCACCACAGAGCTGGGCTCGTTGATCTGATCAGGGGCAACCTCCAGGCCGCCGCCAAAATCAGGGCTTAACGCAAGAGTGCGAAACGCATCTGGCAGCAGATGGCTGGGCCCAGCTGTTTCTTCGAGGTAGCGCTCAGCGCTGTGCCCGCCGAGCAGCTGCGCAGAGAACTGGCCAACAGAGCTGAACTCGAGGGAGCTGCGGATGGAGAGGCCCAGCCCGGCCAGGTTGCGGTAGCTCGGGGCGACGGCGTTGGTCTGGATGACGTTCACATAGGCGATTTCATGCTCCGGGCCCACGGATGCGCTGGTCTGGATTTCGTCGTAGACAAACACCTCCGCCACCTTCGCCCACTTATCGGTGAGGGCGTCTTCATCGCTCCAGCCAATGCCAATGTCCGTTTTGCCCAGCAGCGGAGCGCCAACCCAGTTCGTGGCGTTGCTGATCCGGCCGGTGATCACGCCCGTGCCGGCCGTCGAGAGGCTGATGGATGAACCGCCAACGGTGGCGGAAACGAAAAACGTTGTAGCGCCAACGCTGTGAACAAAGTATTCGGTATCAGCAACGAGAGGGGAAGGAAGGGTGCCGGTCGAGTCGAACTCGATTGGGGTGTCAACCGCGGGAACGGCCGGGCCTCCCACCACCGTGAAACGGCCGGCCGAATTGGCGGTCAGCGTGAACGCATCCACCCATTGGGTGCAGGTCATTCCGCTGCTGCTTCCGCCCACGCTGACCGGGACCAAAGAGCCGCCATCTGTCTCTGAGACAGCGAACCCATTGCCACCCAGCAACCCGGCCACCCAGTAGGTGATGGCCTTGTCAAGCTCGGGGAGGAGAGTGCCCGAAAAGCTGACCCGGCTTCCTGTCCGCGGTACAACCGTGTTTTCTGGGACACTCAGCCGACCAGCTCCGAAGGCGATGCTGGTTGGCGCCAGCTGAAATGAGCGGGTGCTGAGCACACGGCTGCTCCCGCTGTCCCCGTTGATCAAGGTCAGGGCGTCATCGCCGTTGTAGTCGTTGCCTGCCTCCGTGATCGTGATTGCCAAATCATCAAAGTTGCCATCAGTGGGCACCACCACCGTGGCTCGCGAGTTGGTTGCCTCCCCGTCCTGCAGGATGACGGCATTGGTATATGTCCCAGGCCTCCCGCGATCGTTGTTGGTCTGCGTTGTTAAGCCGACCAGCGAGCTCCGTTCGTTGGGCTCAATGGAGTCGAGGGAAAAGCGCTCGACAGAACGGGTAAACGGTGCCTCCCCGGTGTAGGTGGCAACAACCGCGCCATCAGTAAAGCTCTGCACAGATTCGATTACGTTGCGCCGGGCGTCCAGAACCGCCATGCTCCCAGCCTGTGCCCCTGATCGGATCTCCCAGCCACTGAGCGGTTCAATGCGGTATTGCCAACGGGCCGCGCTGGGCATCTGCAGCCGCAAATAGTTGTACTGAGGCTGCTGGGTGAGGCCGCGCACCCCGTAGATCGTGGGCAATTCAGTGAAGGTCGCCCCGGCCTCTGCCCGATACGAAACACGAAAGAACGAATATCGTTCCTCACTGAACGAACGGGTGCCGGTCTGGAACGATGAGATTTCAAGCTTGTCGCCTGATCTCAGGATTTCCCCCTCTCGCTCACCGCCCGCCTTTTTGTTGATCTCGCGCAGGCTGGGGATCTGGCGAACGTTGGCGAAGCCCTGGCCGCGAATCCCTACGGTGCTGCGGAAGCCAATCTCAATCACCTGGGCAGGGCGAGCCAGGGTGAAGTCAGCTATGGCGCAGCGATGCAAATGGCCCCGGCTGGTGCCGGTCGGGTAGCGGGGCCCTGGATCAATGCTGGCCCAATCCCAATTATCACTTTCATCCGCCACCCGCGGCTCTGTTCTGCCTCCACTGGTTGATGGATTGATTTCGTTGTCCGTTGTCTCGTTGACGATTCCGCCGCGAATGACCCGGAACAGGCAAACCATCTGCTGGCCACCTCCTACCGGCTCGTTGTCGGCGTCGCTCACAAAAACATCGGTGGCAGGAGTGCGAGTTTCCAGCACCGCCAGGCAGCTGCCGGCCTTGTAGATGTCGCCAATAAGCAGGGCGTCATCTGCTGAACGCTGGCGGCTGCTGATTGCCACAGCCACGTCCGAAAATGTCTCGCGATGAGTCTGGTTGCTGTCTGTCTGGGAGCCGTCGAATTGGAACTGGGTTTTTGCGTCGGTGGTGTTCGACAGGAGATAAAGGAAGCTGTCGCCGATCTCCAGGGTGGCGGAATTGCTCACCCAGTCTCTACTGGTGGTGGTGATGCCGCTGCGGCCGCTCCACATGCTCCGAGCTTTCCAGAGCGCGCCCAGGGCCACCACGTCGTCAGTTGGATCAAGCCGTTGATTTCCGTCATTCCCAGAGGGCTTGGCCGTCATCACTCGCGTGGGCCGGAGCTGGGGGTTCACCCGATAGCCAAGGCCGTTGGCCACGGTGGCGTAAAGGCCGAAGGAGGTGGACGTGCTGGGCCGGCCTGTTGCGCAGGCATCCGGCAATATGGCATTGCCGAGGCTGCCCAGCTGAAACACGTCCGCACCGCCGGCATTCTCTACATTGCCTAGATCAGCAGAGGCCAGCCGGCCCGCCACTCGATCGGTGCCAAGGATGCGGCCTCCACCCGGCCGGCTGTAGATCGTCAGGCGCGCCGCGGCCTCGTTGGCCCCGTCCGTGCCCAGGTCGTAGGAGCGCAGCGGGTTGTTGCCGAGCGCAAATCCTTGCGGGTCAACGCTGGCGATCGGCGCCTCCCCCAGCACGTAGACGCCACGGAACAACTGAGAGCCGCCGAGGCTGAACATCTGGGACCAGACCAGGCCCGCATTGATCCGAATGCCCCCGTAGAAGCCTTCAGGGCGTCCATTCAGCGCGGGAAGGAACTCGCGGCGGGCGAACGTGACGGGAATCACAGTGCCGAGCCTGGCGACCTCCTGGGTTGAATCAAAGCCAGGGCGTGGAGAGTACCGGCCGCTGTCGCTGATCGTGTCGCCCTGCCGCTGGGTGCTCCTGATCTCTCCAGGCCGCCGCTGCTTTGGAGCCAGCAGCAGGCTGAGCAGGGTGTAGCCGACCGACAGAATTGTGGTCACCAACGAGATGACCGCCAGTGTTCCTGAGATCGGCTCGCAGACCACCAGGGGCGCGGGAGCTTGTGCCGCCGCCTGCCAGCGTTCGGTTTGGTATTGCAGCAGTTGCTCTGGCGTCCATCCCAGCAGCTCGGCCAGGTATTCGTCACCAGGGAGCGGGAGGGGATGTTTCATGGCTGGCCCTGCAGTGATGGCGTTGGATAGAAGCGACACCAGCGGAGCACGTTCGCTGGATCAATGGGCCGCCAATGCACCCCTTCTTCCCGGGAGCAAGTGAGCAAACCACCGGCCACGCAAATGCCCAGGGCGATCGGGGCGCCGCCGTCCAGCTGCGCTATGTCCAGGTTGCAGCCACCCTTCACCCGATAGGTGCCGAGCTCCAGTTCATCGAGCACTTCATCCCAATAGCCGCGGCCGGCGGCCACGTACCACTGCCGGTGAATCCGTTCAGGTCGAGGGGCGTCATGGAGGGCTAGGACGGCGAGCACCAGGCGGAAGCAGTCTGTGCCGCCATCTCGATCAGGGTCGGCGTTCCATTGCCAAGGGAGGCCAAGGTAGTGAAGCCAGGGCGCTGTGATCGTCATGCGATAAACAGGGAGCCGGTATCTGGCACCTGGCCAACCAGTTCAGTGCTGAGCCGGCGGCGGGGGGCGTCGCCACGCACGGCGTCCAAGGGGCTGGTCAGCTGCACCCGGATGGAGGCCTGCCGCTCGATCGGCCCCAGCCGCCAGTTGTGCCTGGACAGGAGCCGCACGTCGCTGCCGGCGACAACATCGACCACCACAATATCGGCGCGGATCTTCCAGGCATTGGCCCGGGCCTCTGCCAACACGTTGAGCGCGAGCTGATTCCGGTTGACTCTGAGCTCGCCTTGTGATCGATCACCGCCGCGGGCGCCAGCCGAATCGCTGATGCGGAATCCCATGAAGACGTGATCCCGACCGTCGTAGCTGCGCAGCTGACCAGCCCAGAAGTTCTGCCAGGCGTAACCCACCTGTGGGGTGCCGCTTGCATCCACGAACACGATGTAGGCGCAGAGCTGAACGGCCATTACATCCCCAGGGCGCGCCGAACGCTGGGGTTGTTCTGGATGCCGGTGTAGGCGGACTCTCGGCCGGCCTCGGCGGATTCATTGGCCGCCTGCCGCACCTGCTCCACCGTGGCGTACTCGACGCCATTGATCACCTGGGTTTCAATGCCAATCTGCAGCCGGCGGGCGCTGGCCACGTCGCTGCGCTCTCCCCCGCCGGGCCTGATGAACGGAACGCCGCTGCGCTCTCCCCCGCTGGGCCTGATGAACGGAACGCCAGGGGTTGCGGGTGATGCGGAGTTTCTGACGGTGCGAGCGAACGGAACGCCAGGGGTGCCCATCCCCAGGGTTTCGCCTGCCACTTCTGCCTTGCCGCCCGGGGCGCGCTGAAAGGGAACACCAAGCGCCTGGCTCAATTGCCGGTTGCTGGTGACCTTGCCGCCGGAGCGATTGAAGCGCACGATTTCAGGGCCTCCTTCCCCTACAAGGTAGTCAAGGCCGTAGCGCGCCTCACCGCCACCGGCAAAGCCGGCGGTGAACGGTTGAACACCAATCGGAACGATGGAATTAAACGCTGCTGCGCCAGCTGCCGCCCCAGCGCTCTGAATGCCGGCACTGATGCCGCCACCCAGGCCGCCGGCCAGCGATGCCAGCTTGCTGACCGTGCTGAAGGCCTGGCTGATGCCACTCACCCCACCAGCGGCACCCGTGCCGGCCGCAGCGGCGCCGATGGCCGCCGCTGCATTCATCAATGCACCAGCCGCGGTTACGTGAGCACCGGCAGCGTTTTGCAGTGCCACTGCTTCTATGTCCACGCCGCTCAGCGTCTTGAACAGTTGCCCCTGCAGCTGCGCCAGCATGGGGTTGAGCAAGGAATCGACGGTGGCCTCCATCAGCGTCTGGCCGGCCTGGCTGAGCACACCAAGCAGCGCCTGCTTGATGTCGCCGCCACTCATCAGGGCCTGAAGGCCGCCTTTGATGGATCCGGCAATGCTGTCGGTGATCGCCTGCGTGCTGCTGGCCGCCAACTGGCCGGTGGGGGTTTCCAGCGTTAGGGCGCGGAGTCGATCCGTCTCCTGCTCAAAGTCAAACTGCTCGCGTTCGGCCAGCTGCGCCTCCGTCATGTTTTCTTGCCCCAGGCTCTGGCGGTTGTTGAGCATCTCGAAGAACGTCGTCATCTGCGCCAGCAACTCGTTCAGCCGGGCTTCGGCGGTGTCGAGTTGCTGGCCCTGCTCTTCTGCTGCAGCTTGCTGTTGATCGAGGCTTGGGCCCACCCTAGCAGCGCCGACCGTGCCACCACCTTCCGCCCAGGCCGCCGCCTGCCGCGCCTCAGGCAGGGCCGCCATGTAGTTGGCATTGCCATGGCTGTTTCGCCAGGGCTGGAAGCCTCGATCCTGCCAGAGGCCAAAAGCAGCGCGAGCATTGGCGTCTGGATCAAACAGGTCTTCATTGCTGGCCAGGCCAAACCGCTGCCGGCGCTCTGGCCCCGTGCCGTCCTTCATGTTGATTTGCCACAGCCCATAGCTGCGATCTCCGCCCTTCATGTTGGTTTCGGTGGGGTCGTAGCTGCTCTCGGCAAAAGCCACCGCCGTGATTTCGGCCAGAGCCTCACCCCTGAAGCCAGCCTTGTAAGCCGCCGCGGCCGCCGCCAGGATTTTGGGATCGATGTTCGAGGCTGCGGGGGTCGCTGATGCGGTGCTGGCGCCGGCTCCACCCGTTGAGCCCGGCGCCAGATGGCTGAGCCACGTCTTCCCGCTCCCTGGCAGCAGCCCGTTGATCCCGTCAGCGGTGTTGTTGGCGGTGCGCACGTCAGACAGACCCACCGGCACAGCGGTTCCCACCGGCACCGAAAGATCCAGCGATCGACCATCACCGCTGTGGCCGTGCTGCCCGGCCCCTTTCCGCAGCAGGCCCTTGATCTGTTGGTCGGACATTCCGCGGCTCAGCGGGGTGCCGTCCATCAGGGTCACGTCTACCCCTTGCTCGATCAGCTGGTTGACGACAGGCAAGACATCCTCCAGCAGCTCGGCGAGGGTGCCAGATGTCTGGAAGTGACCATGGACGTAGCCCTCGGCATTGCTGACGCGGCCGGTGCCGCCGTCTGTGGCTCCAAAGACGGCGCCGCCGCCGCTGCTGCCCAGGCCTGGCACTGAGCCCTGCCCAGGGATCGCCGCACCGAGGGCGTCCTGTTGCCTGGCCAACGCGATGGTGGCCAGGGTGGCGGTCATCTTTGCCCGCGCCAAGGTGATCTCCACCTGTTGGCTTTGAAGTGTGAGCTGCTGAATGCGCAGCTCAGATTGCTCGCGCAGCTGCTGGATGCGCAGTTGTTCTTGCTGCATCCGATGCTCGCGCTCCATCTGCGCTTCCTTCGCGGCATAGAGCCGTTCCTGCGCCTCGGCGGCGGTTTCCATTCCCGTCACACCAGCCGCGGCCGCCGCAATCTGTGCTTCGACCACGGCCACCACGCCGCCACCGCTCCGGGCGCTGGCCTGCGCTTGCTGGACTGACTGCAGCCGCTCTGCTTCCTGAACCGCAGCGCGGCCGCGGGTGATGGCCAGGTCAGTGCGGGCCTTGTCGAGCCTCACCTGCTCAGCCTGAAGGGCCAACTGATCCTGGATTGTTGCTTTCTCGTTGTTGAGCTCGTTGTTGCGGGCGGTGGCTTCATTGTTCGCCGCGGCCATGGTGTTGGCGATGTCCTGGCCAGCGGCGGCAATCTCGGCCATCAGGCGCTGTTGCTCCAGGGTGTACTGGGCGCCCTGCTCCTGAAGGCCAAGCTGCTCCAGCTGCAGGTCCATGCGCTGTTGCTCGAGGCTGTTGATGGTGCCCAGTTGACTGATCGCTTCAAAGCCCAGGCGGCGGGCCTCTTTGGCGTGATTGAGGATGGCGTTGTCCCGGGTGGTGCGGGCCATCTGGGCGTTCAGCTCTGCAGTGACGGCGAAATAGGCGGGGGTGCCAAAGCGGGTGTTTCCGCGCTTGCGCAGCAGCTCCTGAGTCGTCTCCTTGCCTTTGTTTCGACTGTTCTCTGCCTCAACCACCGCGATTTTGAGCTGCTCCTGTTGGATCAGCAGCTGCTTCTCTTGGATCGCCATCTGCCGCTGCTGCATCTCCCGCTCGGATTGCAGCAGGCCCTTCCGTTCCTGGATCGCTTCCTTCTCCTGCTCAAACTTGAGATTGTTCAGGCGGGCTACTGCCGCGGCCTTGGCTTCTGGTGATGCCGACACCTGGACACCAAGCTCGAAGCCGTGGGCGGTGAAAGCGCGGCGGGCATCGGCAACGGCGGCCATGGCCTCCGCAACGGCCTTCTGCCGGGTCATCAGGCCAAGGCCCTGCTCCAAGCTCTTGATCTCGTTCTGGTAGCCCTTGGTCTTGATCTCGGCCCATTGCTTGGACACGTTCAGGGCACGGGTTGATCCGGTGCCCAGCGCAGCGTTGAAGGCGTCCAGATCGGCCTGGGCCTCTTTTGAGAGCTTGAGGCTGCGGAGCTCAACATCAGTAACGAGGCCGGTCCGCTCAATGAAGTCGTCACGGAACTTGTCCTGGCGCTCTTTGATGGCGAACTCAGAGAGCCCCTCCGCCTCCCCTTGTGTTCGGATACTGCCCAGC